TTAGCGGAGGGCTTTTTTACGTTCTGCGATTAGTTGCTCCAATTCTTCTAAATCATCGATTGTAGCTCTATTGTTGATAAAAGACCGAGCACTCCGTCGTCCGGTCATATAGTTACGATGTTCTCGCTTTTCTTCATCAGAACCTACTCGTTTACGATATTCTCTGTTTGCTCTTAATTGTGATTCAGGTGTCTTATTACTCGTCATTTTTATTCTCCTTTGATATGTCATTAATAAGTAAAGCGACAATAAATAAGTTGACAATGGAAGAAAGCAGCGGCATATGAATATCCATCAATGTTAAAACCATGGTAGCGATAACTAATACTAAAGCGACAATGTAAATATATTTCATTTTCATAATATTCATGCTCCTCAATGTTTTTATTATATATTCCAAATTGTATAAAATCGATTGCTTTTTTTGTTTTTGCAAAAAAATAACCCACCGAAAAAGTAAGCTAAATTTCCAACGAAAATGAATGCCCTTTTGAATGCCATCTTTATCTATTTCCCGAAATCTACTGAAAACAAAAAGAGTAGAAATCCTTTTAAATCAAAGGATTTCTACTCTTAGTGAAAAGTACTGGAAGGTACAAATGGAGCTGGCGGGAGTTGCAAGAACGCTGATATACAAATACAGTTTTTAATTTGACCTTGAGAGTGACCTTGAACGTGTCAAAAATCAATGAATTTGTTGAACGTATCAGCAAGCTGTTCTCGTGACGATTTGGAGACGTGAGCATAGATGTTCATGGTCGTTTGAGCATCATCATGCCCCAATCTATCTTGGACCTGTTTCAAGGTTGCACCCATTTCAACTAGCAAACTAACATGTGTGTGACGAAAACCATGCGTGGTGATCCGTGGTAACTTTTTACCAGCAGTTTCATCCATTCTGTTTTGAATAGCTAACAGCCATTTGCGAGGGGTATCTAATCCCATGATGGAGTTTGATTCGGTACCAAAAATTAGATCACTGTCATTAGTAGGATTTTGTTCGACAATCCATAAAATTAAGGCAACAAGTGTTTTATTATCGATTGAAATAATTCGATTAGACCCAACTGTTTTAGTTTTTCCAACTTCCAGGCCGGCTGCCGTTCGTGTGATGGCTTTGTCAATGTTGATCGTCTTAGCTCTGAAATTGATATCATTCCACTGGAGAGCAGCAGCTTCTTGTTTACGCATTCCAGTCATAGCTAATAACCGGAAAAATGTTTTAGCTCTCAGATTAGGTGATTTTTCTAATTCGGAAAAAAATAGCTTTAATTCTTTTTTATCATAAAATAATTCTGTGTCTCGCTTATGTTTTTTTGCTTTAGGCTTAATGATAGCATCAACTGGATTACGATCGATATAGCCAAACCGAATCGCGTATTTAAAAACTAGACCGGTATAGTTAATCATTTTTGAAGCGGTTGAATATTTCTTTGACCAGGCATCCATAACCTCTTGTATTTTAATCGGTGTAATCTCGCTGATATAAATATCACCAAATTCATCAAGAATGTGATTTTTGAAAATCCGTTCAGTCTTTAGCAGAGTAGAGCCGACAACTGTTTTTTCATATTCTTTCATCCAAGAATGATAAACATCACGATACGTTTTTGGTACTTCTTTTTTCTTGATATCTGTTTCGAATTCTGTTTGTACACGTGCTGCTGCTAATCTGGCTAGACGTTGTGTTTTAAAACCGCGTCCAGTCGTTTGTATCTGTTTTCCCGTTAGGGGATCAATACCTAAATATGTTTTAAACATCCATTTCTTTGTGCCATCTTTTAGTGTGTATTCTTTGAAAGTAGCCATTTGAATCATCTCCATGTTTTTGATACAATAGGCAAGACCTATTGCAGGTTGATTTATTAGCACATCCTTAACTTTCGAAGGTGGGGGATGTGCTATTTTTGTTTATAGGCTTTCAAACACCAAAGTTGCCTGTATTCTGTCTCCACCACCGAAGCCTTTACTTCCGCCATTTGTTGTGGAAATGGTGTGTAATCTGAAACCTTTAGCACATTGCTTGTTGATTGTATCTTCAAGCTCTGAAAGATTTTTCGAGTCTTTTCCAATGAATTTTTCCTTCAAAACAACTTGTAACACGACATATTTTGGCATGGTATATTCCTCTTTCCCTTTTAATATATTTTTCAGCCAACACCAGACTTTAGCTGGTAGGATGAACTTTTTTGGTCATAAATTTAATAACAAACTTCACACGGAGTAAGACCTTGTGCCTTTGCTGCATCAAGAGTAGATTCAGTAAAGTTTCCGTTACCGTGGGGATGGCTATGGTATCTCTTACCTGTAGGCGTAATATAAACCATTTCTCCAGTTTCAGGAGCCGCCGCTTGTTGTGATTCAGATTCGGGTGTAGATTTTTCTTCAGCTTGAGCTTGCTCTTTTTCCTCGACAGGTTGAGCTGCTGCACTTACTTGACTGGTTCCGTCAGCATAATTGATAGTTACCCCATCTTGAATATTATGGATATATACATTAAATTTTATCGCATCGCTCCCGATGGATTGTGCTTGTAGATGTACACCTCTCGCAACTAATTCATTACCATTGAAAACGGGAACTACCGAGTAGCGTACAAAGGCACTAGGATTTTGTTCTAGGTAGTAATTGATATCAGATTCAAAACGCAACATCTCGGGAGAGTTTAATTGTCGGGTCCCGGTAATTAAGTTCTTCGGATTATTATTTTCACCACTTAGCTGGAAGCCAATGAGATGAGACCGGTTATACAAATAGCCGCTTTTTAATTTTTTATTATGCCAGCCGGTAGGATCGAATGTTAATGATTCTCTTTTTTCAGTTGGTTGCATATCAAGATTTAATAATGCCTCAGCATCCGTAGCTCTATTTAGATTATCGAGATTACTGTATTCTTCCCAAGCACCCTCTTTGGTAGATAAATCACTTTCGGTAAAAGTCGGATTGCCATCGTTAACATCTATCGTCTGGGTACCGGAGAATTCTGTAGAAGCAAGTTCTTTATTTGTTTGTGCTTTTTCTTGAGCTCTCTCTTTTTCAGCAGCAACAACTTTGGCTTTCTCCGCTTCAGCTTTCTTTTTAGCTTCAGCTTCCTTAGCTTCCTTTTCAGCAGCTGCTTTTTGTTCAGCTTCTTTTTTCTCTTTATCTGCCTTTTCCTTAGCCAACTTTTTTTTCTTAGCTTTTTCTTTCTCGGCTTTTTCTTTGTCAGCACTGTCTGAATTTTCAGTAACCGCGCTACTACTTTCAGCAGTCGTAGAATTCTCAGAAGGAGGCAACATCATGCCACCGGCAACAAACAAGATAAAAGTAGCAAGCATTCCGTATAAAGCAATTTTCTTTGGTCGTCTCTTAAATAATCTGATGATTAAATTAATGAAGAAACCAACAAAACCAAACATACCAACCAACAACAAAAAAATATCCATTTTTATAACCCCAATTCTATGTTATAATTTTTTTGCCTAGAATTATGAGGTAGGGAGTCCATGTTACCGCATGGGCTTTTTTTATTTTTTCAACTCTTTTATTTCATTTTCTAAATCATCAATTTTTCTAAGTAGTAAGTCAATCTTATTCTCGATGGTTGTTTCTTCTGCTTCATTTTTCTTATTAAAGAATTCTGTCAATGTCGAAGTTAGAAATCCAATGAATCCGATTCCCACGAACATCAAAATAACTGCTGATATTCTCCCAAATGGTGTGGACGGTGAAATATCTCCGTATCCAACGGTTGTCGTTGTGACCAATGCCCACCACAGAGCATCCGTGAATGGCACATTTTCCGAGTAAGAATAAATTGCTGATGACAACAAAATTAATACCACACTTGCATAAAGAACATTTATAAATCCATTTGTAGAAAGAAATTTCTTCAAATATTTGGTTAATTTTCCTGTAATTCCTACTAAACGGCTCAATCTTGCTAATCGACTAATACGAGCAATACGAAATATCCGAGCTATTCTGAAAAAAGAGAATACTGAATCAAACGGAATGATGGCTATTAAATCAAAAATATTTCTGAAGAAAAAACTGGATTTCTTATCAGCTTTATAAAAACGATAGAAATAATCCGCAGCAAATATGATTAAAATCACATTATCAATATAAAAATAGGGTGCCTCAGAAATTCTTATAATTGATGCGAAATCTAAAACAACCAAAGTGATGGAAATAACTGCTAATACGATGATGCTGGTTTCATAGATTAATGATTTATTTTTCATCAAATTCTACCTACTTCTGATATAATATATTTGCCTGAGAAATATAGGTAGATAGTCGATGTTCACAGCATCGGCTTTTTTTGATATGTCACTAGCCTAAAGCATTTTCAAAATCAGATACGATTTCTTTTTCTTTAGTTGATCCCCAACCAGATAGGTAAGACCTAATGTGGTAACGGTCCTTCGTGTCTTGTAATTTTTTAACACATCGTACTGCTGAAATTTCATCCATATCTGCACTGTAAACACAAAACTCAATAAGTCGATAGTATAGAGCAGCTTGACTCATTCTGCACATTTCGGCGAATCGATAAAAGGAAATTTCTGTATGTAAAAATTTCACTATCTTGATATCAGGAGTCATTATGATACCAGCTGCTGCATTAGCTAATGATTCTGTAACTTTTTCGTCCTCAGTATAGAAATTGTCTTTTCGCCCTGCATTAAAAAATTGCTGTGTAGGTAATCTGTAATTCATGTCAAATAGGCAATGACTCAATTCATGGCATTTGCTGAAACGTATTCGGTTAATTGTTGCATTTTGATTTAAAAATATAGCGGTGCTTCGTTGACTGCGAACCGTAACCCCTAAAAAAAATTCAGCTTCTATCATAGGAATGCGATCCACCACCGCAATACTATTTCTCGTTACATAATCCTCAAAAAATATTTCATGCGTATATTCTTCTGGATCAATACCTTTTTTTAACATAAATTGATTAACGATTAAATTTGTCAACATAATACGATCCCGTACCAACTGATCCACCAACATCACCCACTTATTTGTTCTTTTCGTCTAACTCATTCATAGTTTTTGTAATAAAATCCATTAAATCCATTGTTTGCTTTTGATATAAGGCCTTTTTATCCTCTGGTACCTCTTTTTCTCCTTTGCGAAACCGCATAAGTAATTCTTTTTCCATGTCAGTTAAATTATTAGGTTGAGAAGCGGAATTCTCGGTTCTTCCTAAAAGATAATCAACAGTTACTCCAAAATAATCGGCTAACCGTGCAAGTTCTTTTGAATTAGGAGTCTGTCTCTTCCAACTTCCTATATAACCATTGGAATAACCAAAATTCATTTCTAATTGCCTAATTGATAGTCCCTTTTCCTTTGCTAGGTCTTTTATTATTTCATAAGTATTCATTGATATAGCAACCTTTCTGATTACTTACAAAAAAAGTTTAGATAAATAATGTAAAAACGTTTGACATATATACATTAATAATCTATACTATGTTTTGTAAACAAATTTAACAACTAAAAAGACAACAAAAAACACGACTGATTATTAAATGCCAACCGCCAAGAAAGCTTTTAAATCACAGTTTTAACGTCTTATTTAACTATGGATTCAGTATAGATTATTAATCTAATTTTGTCAATAAGTCTAGAAAATAGTTGTTAAATTTGTTTGCATTAAATGGGAAGGGGGAGACAAGATGACAGAAGTCGCTGAAATCACACTACGAGATAGAGAAAAAATCAAAAATTATGTTGAAAGCTCGAAGTTTTTGACTTACAAAATGCTCGCAGACAGATTTGGCATCAGCAAAAGTGAGTTGTCTTTAATCATTAATGGGAAAAAGACGACAGCAGATGCTAACAAAATTATTGATTCGATTATTACCATGTACGGCTTGTAATTGAAGGAGGGAAGCGAAATGAACATTGCTGCAGTAAGAAATATTGTCAACGAATATCTCGATCAAAAATTGACTTCCATTTTGGCTACTTTCGTTCCGCGGCGCTATCTGACTCAGAAGCAAGCCGTCCGATATACCGGAACATCACCAACGACGATCAATAGCTGGGTGAAAGAAGGCCTTAAAGTCGTTCAATTAACGGATGAAGGCAGATGGAAATATGACGTTAAAGATTTAGACGAATGGATGGAAAAACATAAAATTTAGATGGGAGGTTAAAAAATGAGCGATTCATTTTCCACGGTAGCACTAATTATGACGGTTGTAGTTCTGGCAGTCACATTCGCTTTTATTGGCAACTACAATCTGGGGCTGGCATTGCTAATCATAGGTTTCATGGCAGCTATCTGCATAGCATACACGATTGGCTTTTTTGCACACAAAAATGACGTGAGAAGAAGGTGAGAATAGATGAAAAACTGGACAACTAAAGAAATTCAATATCTGAAGAAAAATGCGTTGCTTGCAGAGACAAACGTTGTTCTTAATGCTGAAGAGTTAGCAAAGAAGCTAGGCCGGTCCCCAAAGTCAATAGATGCAAAAATCTACAAACTACGAAGAGATAATCAATTTCCACAGACTGATTTTAGTAAGGCCTTTGATCCTAAAGGAAGAAAATTTACTGATAGTGAAGATAAGAGAATCATTTCTATGTACAAAAAAGGTGAAAGCTACGAAGACATTGGTAACAGTCTTGATAGGTCGAGGCAATCAATAGCCGGTCGAATTACACGCCTCAAAAAAATAGGAAAGTTGAAACAAACTGCTGTTCAGAAAAATTGGACTCAAAATGAAGTTGATATTTTACTATCGAATATTCAATTTGATGAAAATGGATATTGTTGCAACCACACAGAGTTGGGGCGGTTGTGCAATAGAACTTATAAACAGGTAGCTGGAAAAATTAATCGGTTAAGAAGAGATAGAACGATTAGCACTTCGCCTAAAACTGGAACAACAAGTATAAATGCTAAAAAGTCTATGAACCGTTTTAACGATGCTAGATTTGCAGCATATCCAAGGAAGGAGGAACCGATTATGAATGTGACACCAGTTATAACGGGGACCACGTTAGAAAGGGAAAAGAGCGTAGATATCCAATCGAAGCAAGTGACTGTAATTTTGACTTCTATCATCATCGATGGAAAACGGACAGATCAATATTTTCTGCCAAATGGTCAATTAATTGCAGTAAAAAAAGAGCCTACCTCGTCTGCCAACGAAGTAAGCCGATAAAAAAATGATTTGTATAAGGAGAGTGTAACACATGAAATGTGCAATTTGTAGTCGTAAACCAGAAGAAATTCAAGAATATAACGAGGTAGCTGTTGCGAATGAATATGGATCAGCAGTGGAAGCCGTCCGTTATGAGGAAGGGACTTACAGTCCAACACACGATTTATTTTGTTGCACTAGCTGCTATATCAAAATCGGCATGCCACTAAGAAACGATTTGATTCAGTTTTATCAAAAAGTAGGAGGTTAAGAAATGTCAGTAAAAATCAATAAGCTTGAAATTGAAAATGTAAAACGGGTCAAAGCGGTAAAAATCGAACCTACACAAAATGGCTTAACGATTGTAGGCGGCAATAATAATCAAGGTAAGACTAGCGTATTGGATGCTATTGCTTGGGGGTTAGGTGGTAATAAATTTAAGCCTAGTCAGGCATACCGAGAAGGCTCTATGACACCACCTAATCTGAATATCACCATGAACAATGGTCTCGTCGTAAAACGTGACGGGAAAAATTCTGATCTAAAAGTTATTGATCCAAATGGCGAAAAGGGTGGGCAAACGCTGTTAAATAGTTTTGTGGAAGAGTTGGCCATTAATTTACCGAAATTTATCGAATCCTCATCTAAAGAAAAAGCAGATATTCTTTTGCAAATTATCGGCGTAGGCGATCAGCTATTTGAATTAGAACGTGCAGAACAGGAGATTTATAATCGTCGGCGCACGATTGGTCAAATTGCTGATCAAAAGAAGAAATTTGCTGATGAACAAATCTATTTTCCAGATGCTCCAAAAGAATTGATTTCTGTTTCTGATTTAGTGAATCAGCAACAAGTAATCTTAGCTAGAAACGGTGAAAATCAACGGAAGCGTGACCAAGTCAAGCAGATTAGTTTTCAGCTATCGCAATCCGAAGAATCTATTAAAACTCTCACACTTCGGATGGAAGAACTGCAAGCACAACTTCAAAAAGAGCAAGTTTCATTTAACCAGTTATCGCAAGATTTAGCAACAGCGCAAAAAACTGCAGCGATATTACAGGATGAATCAACAGAAGAATTGCAACGAAATATTGCCGAAGTTGATGAAATCAATCGCAAGGTACGCACTAATCTTGATAAAGATAAAGCTGAAGATGATGCGAAAGAGTACAAGAATCAATATGACAATTTGACAAAAGAATTAGATAACGTTCGTGAATCGAAAGCTTCTCTGCTAAACAATGCTCCTTTGCCGTTACCAGGATTATCTGTTGAGGAAGGTGATTTAATTTACAACGGACAAAAATGGGACAACATGTCTGGATCAGATCAACTCAAAGTTTCTACGGCAATCGTTCGAAAGCTGAAACCAGATTGCGGTTTCATTTTGTTAGATAAATTGGAACAAATGGATATGAAATCATTGGAAGAATTCGGGGAATGGCTTGAACAAGAAGGACTACAAGCTATTGCAACACGAGTAAGTACTGGTGACGAATGCGAAATAATTATCGAGGATGGTTATGTCGTCGAAAATAGATTGCCGCAAGCAGCAACTGAGGGCGGACCACAACCTCAGCAACCTAAATGGAAGGAAGGGACATTTTAATGAATATTACCAAAGGCGTTATCGCCAAAGCTCAAAAAGCGGTCGTTTATGGTCCAGAAGGTATTGGTAAAACTTCATTGGCTTCGCAATTTCCGGAACCATTATTTATCGATACAGAAGGTAGTACCAGCAACATGGATGTAATACGAATGGACAAACCGTCAAGTTGGACAATGCTTTTGAGCCAAATTGAATATGTAAAACAAACTATGCCATGCAAAACACTCATTATTGACACGGTGGATTGGGCAGAACGTTTATGCATAGAATTCATCACCAGTAATGCGAATAAAAAAAGTATTACGGAATTCGGCTACGGTGAAGGCTTTATCAAATTAGAGGAAGAATACGGACGATTCCTAAATAAGCTGTCTGATTTGGTAGAGATTGGCATCAATGTTGTATTAACCGCTCATGCCAAAATCACCAAATTTGAGCAACCTGATGAAATGGGTGCTTATGATCGCTGGGAGTTGAAGCTTGGAAATAAGACTACAGCAAAAACAGCTCCACTCACAAAAGAATGGGCAGACATGGTACTTTTCTGCAACTATAAAACTTTGTCAGTGGCTACCGATGACAAAGGGAAAAAATTCAAGGGGCAGGGTGGAAAACGTGTGATGTACACCACCCATCATCCAGCTTGGGATGCCAAGAATCGTTTTGGCTTACCAGATGAATTGGATATGAATTTCGCTAGCATTGCACACATTTTCGTATCGTCACCAGTTATTCAAAAAGCCACATCACAATCATTGCCAGTCAACGAACCGACTCAACCAACTATACCGGTAGAACTAAATCAACCGACCCAGTCACCAGCCGAGCCGACTTTTGAGCGTGATACGGTGGATTATTCTGGAATTCCTCAAAATCTAGTTGATTTGATGAAGGCAAATAATGTTTTGCCACAAGAAATCATGATGGCTACATCAAGCAAGGGATACTATCCAGAAGGTACACCAATCGCAAATTATGATCCTGGCTACATTAATGGCGTTTTAGTTGGTGCTTGGGAACAAGTCTTTGTCATGATTCAAGAATTACGAACACAACAAAAATTTTAGGAGGAAAAAATAATGGCACAAAATTATCAACAAGATCACGAATTAGGATGGGATGACACAATCACGAAAGATAGTGAAGGTGGAATCATTCTTACACCAGGTGACTACCTTTTTGAAGTTCAGAAGTTCGAACGGGCACGTTATACACCGGGGCCAACATCTAAAATTCCCGCATGCAACATGGCAAAATTAGAGTTGAAAATTGTATCCGATCAAGGTACAGCGATTGTTTTCAATAATTTGTATTTGCATAGCTCTACTGAAGGATTGCTTTCAGCATTTTTTGCAGCAATCGGTCAAAAGAAAAAAGATGCCCCATTGCAAATGAATTGGAACCTCGTATCTGGGGCTAAAGGTACGGTAAAAATCAAGAATCGGACTTACAAAGATAACACCTACAATGATGTCGATCGGTTCTATCCAAGTGACGCAAGTTACTACACGACCAAAGAAATGCCTGCAATCGTTCAGCAGTTACAACAGCCACAATCAAATTATCAAGGTCAACTAGCAGCGAACAACTATCAACAACCAGCACAAAACTATACTCAATCACCCGTAAAGAACCAACCGCAACAAGGATTTAATCAACAACCACAACAAAGCTACCAACCAGGGGCATTTTAGGAGGAATCACCTATGTCAAAAGAAATTGATTTGCAGCTGTCAGAATTAGCGGAAGGCGCCATCCAAGAAAAATTGGATGGTGAACTTCAAAAAGTTTTTCAAAATATCCATGATCCGAATACACCAGCAGAAGCCAAACGAGTTGTCACGATCAAGCTTGAATTTAAACCAGACGGCACACGGCAAGTAATTGCAGTGAGCAGTGACTTCACAACGAGATTGGCACCAGTGGAAGGTGTATCGACAACAGTTCTCACAGGAAAGGATCTCTCGACTGGAAAAGTAGAAGCACATGAGTTGCGATCGGCAGTTCCTGGTCAAACGTATTTGGATCCAGAAGACGGCCAACCCAAAACCGATATTGGTGAGCCGATTGATGTCATTGAAAAAGAAGAGGCCAAACGCCAGCAAGTAATCGACCTACAAAAGAAAAGAGGATAAATAGATGGACTTAACAAAAGATGCGATCAAATTTATTAGTGAATTAGAAACAAAACCGCATGAAAGAATTGTTGAAATGGATGATGGACGTTTATTTTCTGTAAATACTGCAGGTACTGTGGAAGAAATTTTTCCTCGTGCAGTATTGGCTAAAAATCACATCCATATCAATACACTTAGTGGATTAGTGAATTATGTGAAATCGAACATCGAGCGTGAAGGAGAAAAATTAATTTTGCACATTGAAGATGAATCAAGCATTCAATTGATGGGGACGCTAGAAGTTGATGGCCGACGGGAAGTATTGGCTACTGTGGGAGCAATTGTTCCTCGATTCGACTTTGGACAATTCTATGATATGGAATCTTTCAACATTGCGCTTCAGTCTAAATTTGTGGATCTAAAAACGAAAACGGATCTTGATGATCGTGCGATTTTATTGCAAGTAGTTGGCAATGTGACCGAAGACAACGTAAAAACGACTGGCGACGATGGTGTAAGCCAAGCAGTCGCGATCAAACAAGGGCTTGCTAGTAAAGCGGATGTGAAAGTACCGAATCCGGTCAACCTGGCACCTTATCGGACATTCCTTGAAGTAGAACAGCCAGTTAGTCAGTTCGTATTCCGGATGAAAGATGGTCCACGTGCAGCAATTTTCGAAGCAGATGGAGGCGCTTGGCGTAACCAAGCAATTGTAAATATCCGTGAATACTTGAAAGAACAGCTTTCAGAAGAAGTCGAATCTCAGCGGATCACGATTTTAGCATAGGAGAACTAATTATGGATAAATCGAAAAAAATTAATTTTAACGGTGGCTATGTGGAACTTTTTGTTCCACAGCCCCCCGCATACGAGTTTGGGAAATGGAAAATTCGTGTCATAGGAAAAATTATTGCTTCTGATGAAACAACAAAAGCCGAAGGAAAGAAAATCCTAATTCAAAAAGGATTTACTACCAACGGCAATAAAGAGAATGAGTTTTATAAAATTATTGATCTTGATTTTGTTTAGCTAACTTTTCTTGCTTGACTCGTTCTTTTTCTGCGGCCACGTACGCATCAGAAAATTCGTAATCAAGTTCACCAGATATGAACATTGAGGCTGATCGAATAAAACGTTTCATTGTCTGAATATCAAGAGAACTATGTTTCCTGACAAAATGAGCTTCATCATTTCCAATCCATGCTGAAAGTTCAAGTAAATTTTGAATTCGAGGTAAATCATTATATCGATTTCGGATGGTGTTGTTCAGTGTTTCCGTTTTGATTTTTTCTTCAGATTCAGCATCTCTTTTTATTGCGAATGACTTTATAAGAAATTCTAATGATTTCCGAAATCCCAATCCAGCTATTTGATCTAATCCGACAGATTCAGCTTCGAGAGCTTGGTTATATATTGTATCAAAATCTGGAAATGTCTCCCTAATTTCTGTTGGAAGATCATTTTTTAAAAGAGGTTTGTAAGAATAAGCAATTAAACCTCCAACCTTATCAATTGAATGGTGCTCTGATCCTGTTTTTGTGAAATTGAAAGCTTGGATATGAAATCTTCTGCACTCGTTTCGAGGACACTGTAATACAACCGCTGCAGTGTTTTGAAGTTTATTGAATAATTCTTGAGCGTAACATCCACGGATAATAGGTTCTATAGGATAAGCACAATGGGGACAATATTCGTTTAGGTCGAAAACACCGTCAACAGTATTGTTTTGACTAGCAGGAAAAGAAATAGAAATCTTTTTGTTCATATATATTTACCTCCTTTTTATTTTAAATTATACCAACAAAGAAAGGAAAGTACTATGAAATTAAGACCTTACCAGCAAGAAGCACGCAGTTCTATCCAAAAAGAATGGCAGGAAGGTAAGAAACGTACGTTGCTAGTTCTGCCTACTGGCTGCGGAAAAACAATTGTATTCAGTAAGGTCATCGAAGATAGGGTAAGAATGGGCGAGCGTGTGCTCGTCCTTGCCCATCGGGGAGAATTACTGGATCAAGCTTCTGATAAATTAGAAAAGTCCACTGGACTAAAAACAGCAGTTGAAAAAGCAGAAAAAACAAGCCTCGGAAGTTTTTTCCGGGTCGTGGTGGGATCCATTCAGAGTATGCAACGTGAGAAGCGACTAAGTCAGTTTCCGCCTAATTACTTTGATACGATTATCATCGATGAAGCCCATCATTGTATTAGTGATGGTTATCAAAGAGTACTGAGCCATTTCGAGGATTCAAATGTACTAGGGGTTACAGCTACGCCGGATCGTGGCGATATGCGAAACCTCGGTACATATTTCGAATCTTTGGCTTATGAATACACATTACCAGCAGCAATCAAAGAAGGGTTTTTGTCACCAATCAAAGCATTAACTATTCCCTTGAAATTAGATTTGACTGCAGTGAAACAACAAGCCGGTGATTTTTCTTCAAGAGATTTAGGCACCGCACTGGATCCCTATCTTTATCAAATCGCTGATGAAATGGTCAAGCACTGTGCAAATAGAAAAACAGTGGTATTTCTACCATTAGTCAAAACATCAAAAAAATTCAGAGATATTTTGAACGAAAAAGGCTTCCATGCTGCCGAAGTAAACGGCGAATCAAAAGATCGTACGGAAATTTTGGAAGACTTTGAAAATAATAAATACAATGTGCTATGTAATTCGATGCTGTTAACAGAGGGTTGGGACAGTCCGGCCGTGGATTGCATCGTGGTTCTTCGCCCAACTAAGGTACGAAGTCTTTATAGCCAAATGGTCGGGCGAGGCACCCGTTTATATCCAGGGAAAGAGGAGTTGCTGTTGTTAGATTTTCTTTGGCATACGGAACGTCATGAGCTTTGTCATCCAGCCCACTTGATTGCCGAAAATGAAGCAGTGGCCAAAAAGATGACCGAAAATATTGAACAAGCCGGAGTAGCTATTGATCTTGAGACAGCCGAACAAAAAGCTTCCGAAGATGTCGTTGCAGAACGTGAAGAGGCTCTTGCGAAAAAATTAGCAGAAATGCGTCGACGAAAAAGGAAACTTGTTGATCCATTACAATTTGAAATGTCTATCCAAGCAGAGGACCTATCAAGTTATGTTCCTGCTTTTGGTTGGGAAATGAGTCCGCCATCTGAAAATCAAGTGTCCGCTTTAGAGAAATTGGGTATTATGCCCGATGAAATCGATAACGCAGGTAAAGCAGCTAAACTCCTTGATCGGTTAGGAAAACGCCGTGAGGAGGGACTCACTACACCGAAACAAATTCGTTTGCTTGAACGGTATGGATTTCAAAAAGTCGGGACATGGGAGTTTGATACTGCCAAAGGGTTAATCAATCGAATTGCAGCAAATGGCTGGCGGGTTCCAACTGCTATCGATGTTCAAAATTACAATGTTGTAGTCCACTAACGGAAGAAATAAAGGAGGAAGCTAATGCCTAAAATTTTAGACGCCTGCTGTGGCAGCAGAATGTTTTGGTATGACAAATCAAATCCTGATGTAACTTTCATGGATATTAGGCAGCATTATGAAGAATTGAAAACTGGGCACATAATAAATGTGAATCCTGATGTTGTAGCTGATTTCACTGACATGCCATTTCCTGACGGCGAATTTGATTTAGTGGTTTTTGATCCTCCGCATTTAATCCATGCTGGTGACAACTCATGGCTGGTCAAAAAGTACGGGAAATTAAATCAATATTGGCCAACGTTGATTCATGATGGTTTTGAGGAATGTATGAGAGTTCTAAAACCTAACGGCACTCTCGTATTTAAATGGAATGAAGAACAGATCAGCTTCCGAAAAGTGTTAAATAGCATTGATTACAAGCCACTATTTGGAGATAAAAGGGCTAAAACACGTCGGACTGTTTTTATGAAGTAAATTAGTCAGGTAACGACAGAAATTATTAACTTAGGAGGTTTTGACATTGGAAATTGAAAAATACTATCAGGAGTATTTAGAAGTGTTAAAAAACAGAAAGTCAGAATGCATAACAAAAATAAAAGAGCTAGAACAAGAAGCTATGTCTTATGAAGATGATGAAAATCAAGAGCTGTATTACAGTTTGGCGAATGTTTGGCGTATAAAGGTCGATACTCTCAATTTCGCAATTTGGAATTTTAAGGAGATTGTAATGTCGCAATGCTAGTCCACTAACCACAAAAATAAAGGAGTGATTGAATGAGTGAATTTATTAGTATCGTAGTTGGTGTTATCCTCGGATTTTCTATTTGTGCATTATTGTCTGCAAGTAAAATTGAGGCTATAAGAAATAGACATAAATAATGAAAGGAACAAAGGCATGTGGAAAATAAATTAGATTTAGTAGAGCTACTTGCTTACGTTGATCCAGCGATGCTTTCCTATCAAGAATGGATTAACGTAGGCATGGCTCTAAAGCATGAAGGTTATACTGCCGTTGATTGGGATCGTTGGAGTCAAGTTGATTCTAATCGATACCATTCTGGTGAATGCTTTAAAAAATGGGATAGCTTCGAAGGAAATAATCAGCCGGTGACTGGTGCAACTATTACCCAACTGGCAAAAGATAACGGTTGGACTTCTCCATTTAAGGATGGGGAGGGTGGACATGAGTTGGATTGGAACGATACTTTGCAACGTGATGATTTAGTGATTATTGACCGCAACTGGATTGAGGGGAAAGAAATCGATGAACCGGTAAAGTGGGACCCGGCAAAACAGATTGTCCGTTATTTGGAAACATTATTTGAGCCATCAGAAACAGTTGCCTACAATGTGAGCGCTTGGCAGGACGAGGATGGGAAATGGAAACCATCAAACAAAGGATCTTTTGACCGAACCGCTGGGCAATTGATTCAAGAATTAACAAATTGTGGAGACGATATCGGTGCCGTTTTGGGCGATTATAATCCAGAAGCTGGTGCATGGATTCGTTTCAATCCCATGGATGGCAAAGGTGTAAAAAATGATAATGTCACAGAGTTTCGCTATGCATTAGTTGAATCGGACAACATGAGTCTTGAAAAACAAAATGCGATTATGCGGGAATTAGAATTGCCGATTGCCGCATTGCTTTATAGTGGTAAGAAATCTATTCATGCTATCGTACGAGTCGATGCCGATAACTACGCGGAATATCGGAAGCGGGTAGATTACCTTTACGATGTCTGTAAGAAAAATGGATTGACTAATGATAACCAAAACAGAAATCCTTCCCGTTTAAGTCGAATGCCTGGCGTCGTTCGTGGTGACAAAAAGCAGTTTATTATCGATACCAACATCGGAAAAGCCAGCTGGGAAGAATGGCACGAATGGATTGAGGGAGTCAATGATGATTTACCAGATCCAGAAGGGTTAGCTGATTACTGGGATAATTTGCCTCCATTGGCTCCAACTTTAATCGATGGCGTTTTACGTCAGGGACATAAAATGTTGATGGCGGGTCCCTCAAAAGCTGGTAAATCCTTTGCACTAATTGAGCTATCTATCGGGATTGCTGAAGGCAAAACGTGGCTAGGCTGGAATTGTACAAAAGGTAAAGTTTTGTACGTCAACTTGGAACTCGACCGATCAAGTGCGCTTCATCGATTCAAGGACGTTTATACCGCTTTAGGATGGCAACCAGAAAATCTCATTAATATTGATATCTGGAATTTGCGTGGAAAATCTGTTCCTATGGATAAATTGGCACCGAAGCTAATCCGCAGAGCACAGAAGAAAGAATACATTGCAGTCATCATTGACCCGATTTATAAAGTCTTGACTGGTGACGAAAACAGTGCAGACCAAATGGCGCATTTTACCAATCAGTTTGATAAGGTGGCTACCGAATTAGGTTGTGCCGTCGTTTATTGTCACCACCATTCGAAAGGGTCGCAAGGTGGCAAGAAGTCAATGGACCGTGCTAGTGGTTCCGGAGTATTTGCCCGAGATCCCGATGCATTACTCGATTTAGTTGAGCTTGAATTAACTGAAGATGTTTATATGCAGCAAGAGAACGAAGCGATTTGCAAAGTATTACTGGAAGCATTTAGAAAATATAATCCTAATTATCTAGATGAAAATATTTCTGATGATGACTTGTTGAGTCGTTTTCAAATGGAAAGCCATGCAAAATACGGCATGCCAAAGCGTGTCAATGATGAAGTCTTTCGTCAGTGTAAAGAAGCTGGTCTAGCTGTTCGAAACAAGACTGCTTGGCGTGTAGAGGGGACATTACGGGAGTTTCCTAAGTTTTCGCCAGTTAATATGTGGTTCAATTATCCCACACACGATATCGATAAGACCGGCATTCTCAAAGATATTCAACCTGAGGATCAGCAGGCACCTTGGAAAAAGGCAATCAAAGGAAGAAAAACTCCTGAAGAAAAGAAGAAAGAGAGAGTCGATGCTGTAGATACAGCTTTTAGTTCTTTCGATGAGGGCTCAAAAGTTACTTTGACAGATTTAGCTGAGTATATGGGGATTACTGAAAAAACGGTAAGACGTCGAATAAAAGAACATGGCGGCTACTCAATAAATGATGGTTATATAGATAAAAAAGAAGAATGAGGGACAGAGACAAAAACAGGGACAAAAATAAATGTCTCTAGGGACAATAACATGTTTTTGTCTGTCTGTCTCTCAGGGACAAAAAGACATTTATATGTTTTTGTCTGTCCCTCAAAATAATTCACAAGACAAGGGACAAAAACATTAAACGTCCCTGTCCTGATTCAATGGTAGCAAGGGTTGAACCTTGCTTGTGAAAAAATGTTGTGTCTCTAGGGACGGACATCTATTACCCTTTTTAAGGGATAAATAAGCGGTGTCCCTGGGTTGGTCTGTAGGAACAGGAACAGGGGGGCTTGAGCTCTGCCCCCTGTAACCCTGTCACCTACTACCAAGACTTAGCGCGAAAAATAAAAATAAAAAACACACAGGAGAAATTACGATGAAGAGAAAACAGCTAAGAAGTAAAACGTGGGACTCTTTAAGATTTATGCCTCCACTTTATCATAAATTGCCAGATAAAGAATACACTGATGATAGTAGCGAAGTATTACAATTCATTTCAAGACAACCAGAAATATTAAACTGGATCAGACAAAATGCCGCCCAACGTGGAATGATTATCTATGATTCCGTATCTAGGACTTGGCAAGGTGTAGATTACGAGGAGGATTTCGATGGATGAAATTTTAGAAAAGTATCGAAAATTAGGATCCAAGAATAAAATCTTCGCCGAAATATTGATTTACATCTTTATTGCTTTCGAATCCAAAAATAAAACAGGTGTTGAAGTTACTAAGAGCAAAAGTCAAACAATCAACGGCAAAAGAACTGTTAAGTATGAAATAGAGGTGCCACTAGATGGTTGAATTTTTCATGAACATCATCCCGCCTGAAACTACCCATCAACAGAAACAGGTCCATGTCGTAAAGGGAAAACCGCATTTTTACGAGCCGGATGATTTGAAAGCGGCACGAGAAAAATTGATGGCTCACTTAGCAAAACATGCTCCGGAAGAAAAGTTTTCCGGCAATGTCCGTTTGTTGGTGAAATGGTGTTTTCCGATCACAGCAGATCATACTGATGGAGAGTATAAGTATACGAAGCCGGATTTGGATAATAGCAATAAGCTACTGCAAGATTGCATGACAAAATTAGGATTTTGGAAAGATGATTCTTACGTGGTCAGTTTAATTACCGAAAAATTTTGGGCAAAGATACCAGGTATCTATATCAGAATCGAGGCGATTTGATTGAGATGGGATTTATTTTTTGCCGATTTGCAGGAATGGATGGGGCAAGCAAATGTGCTTTTAAGAAGTCATTCGATTCTTTCAGATGAATATTGGACATGGTTAATCCGTTCAATTGGTGAGTTAGGTAATAAATATGACAATCATCCATTAGCAGTCGGAATCTTATGTGCGGTGATTGAGTATCAAGATGAGAATTACAAGCGTATTGCGGGGAGGTAACACATTTGGGAAAAGCGGAATTAACGAAGCATCAGCTAGAAATTATTACGGAAACTGTTCTAAAAGAATATCGTAAACAGGACGGGAAAAAGAAAAAAGAGGAAAAATCTAGAAATTTACGAAATACTGAACTGCTGCTGAAAAATTATATCAAGCTAAAAGAATTATGTGATGAAACTATTCAGGAATCAATTCCGGCTGATTATCCAGAGTTTAGTTTGGAGTCATTGACCCTGGAAAGTCTTAGTATTTATCGGAAAAAGACATTCTTAATGATGAATCACGTTGATAAAATGCTTGTTGCATATGAGTGGAATTGTCGCAAAGGATCAATTGAGGAGCAGAGACGCTATAAAGTTTTGAAAATACGGTATCTGTCTGAGGATCATTTGACGGTAAAAGAAATTGTCGAACTTCACAATATTGATCAAAGTACTGTTTATCGTGATACAAAGCAGGCGGTAAAAGATATGTCCATTCTACTTTTTGGAATAGATGCGATAGATTTTCAATGATGTAGTCCGTGCGAAAAATCTGCACAAATATGCCATACTTTATGTGGTATTATGATAGCGTGAAATGAGACCGATAAGCAGCAACCAACAAAACACCTTTTCATTCTTCCTTCTTATTTGCTAGCTGCTTATCGATTTTATTAGGCGGTAATCTAGAACAGGAGTGTGAGATCACTCTTTTAAAACGATTGTTCAAGCCGCCTATAAATGACTATTTGACCTGACCTCTAGTGTGAGGTCTTTTTATTTTTTGAAAGGAGTGTGGCATTTCATGGCCAAACTTAGTCCTAAGCAACAACTATTTGCTGATGAATATCTCATTGACTTGAATGCCACACAAGCTGCAATTCGTGCTGGTTATAGCAATAAGACGGCTGATCAGCAAGGGTCTAGAATGTTGAAAAATGTCAAGGTTCGCGCGTATATAGATAAAAAAATGGCAGAACGGTCCCGGCGAACAGGAATTAGTCAGGATCGTGTGCTACAAGAATTAGCAAAAATTGGTTTTATCATAGCTTCTGATCTTATTGACCCAAAGGATGCCTCCGTTTTGGAAGGCGCTACTGATGATGATTTAGCTGTAATTCAATCAATCAAGGTAAAAGAGTCGTGGTCTGATAAAGGAGCAAGTGTTGAAAGAGAAATAAAACTCGCAGATAAAACACGGGCTTTAGAAATGTTAGGCCGACATCTAGGTATGTTTAACGATAAGTTAGATATTAATGCAGCACAGAAAGTGGTGATTGTTGATGATATCGACGACACAGACGACAGTTAAACTTTCTGAAATCGTCTTAGAACAGTTTGTACCTTTTTGGATTGCATCAAAGAAAAAATGCCATCTGCGGTATGTTCTAAAAGGTGGGCGCGGCTCTGGCAAGTCGTTTCATATCCCAATGCGTATTTTGATGGATATCATGGAATATCCTGTTTCCGCTATCGGTATTCGTAAAGTGCAAAATACAATTCTTAAATCATCATATGCAAACTTTAAAGGTGCTGCGAACGTTTTGGGCGTTCGGCATCTTTTTCGTTTTGTTGATTCAAAACTGGAAATCACCTACAAACCAAGGGGAAACAAGATTTACTTTGCTGGTGCAGATGATCCTGAAAAAATAAAATCAATCAAAGATGCAGACTTTCCTCTAGCTATTGGCTGGTGGGAAGAATTGGCAGAATTCAAAACGGAAGAAGAGGTCACCACGATTGAAAACTCTATTCTTCGTGAGGAGTTGGAAGGTAAATTTACTTCTGATAGTCAACGTAAAAAAGTATATCCGTTTGATTATAGCTTTTATTATTCATACAACCCGCCCAAACGGCGCCAGTCTTGGGTGAATAAAAAATATGAATCTAGTTTTGTCGATTCAAATACTTTTGTTCATCACTCAACATATCTTGGTAATCCATATCTATCAAAGAAATTTGTTGAAGAAGCTGAAAACGTCAAAAAAAATAAGCCCTTGAAATATCGCTGGGAATATCTCGGTGAAGCAATCGGTTCTGGTGTCGTTCCGTTCAATAATTTACAAATTGAACCCGGCTCAATCACGGATGAAATGGTAGCAAATTTTGACAATATTCGAAACGGTTTGGACTTCGGTTATGCTACTGATCCGCTGGCATTTGTTCGTTGGCACTACGACAAAAAGAAAAATGGCATTTACGCCATAGATGAAATATACGGCGTGAAAATCAGTAACCGTGAGTTTGCTAAAGCTACAAAAGCGAAAGGTTACCAGTCAGAAAGAATTGCTGCGGATTCCGCAGAACCTAAATCTATCGCAGAATTACGTGATGAACAATATATGCAGGGCATTTACGGAGTGAAGAAAGGTCCTGATTCTGTGGAATATGGTGAAAAATGGCTGGATGACCTTGATTTTATTTGTATTAATCCAGAACGTACACCGAATATAGCACGAGAGTTTGAGAGTATTGATTATCAAACTGACAAAGATGGAAATCCTAAAGCCCGTTTGGAGGATAAAGATAATCATACAATCGATGCTTCACGGTACGCATTTGCGGAGGATATGGAAAGTAGCAGCTTTGAATTCATTCAATACTAGGAGGTGAGTTTTTGATTAATACAGAAATATCGTTAAAAAAATATAAACGATTAAGAACTAAATATGCGACACAGATTGCAGACGATATGTTTGATTCGAATTCTTTTATGGAAGATATGAGACCATTTTTTGATGATCGCGAACGAAAATATTTGGCTTACACCAGCGAAAAAAATGAAATTGATGATCGTCAAAAGCCTGATACGAAAATTATTAAAGTTAATAATAAAATTCATGGTGGGATGTATAACATCGTAGTAGATCAAGCGGTTAACCATTTTGTTGGCATTCCAATTAAATGGGATTATGACGTGTCGGAGCAAAAAAGAACCCTGATACAAAAGATGCGTGATAAATTCACAGGTAACCAAGTATCTGCTCCTGCAGTTCCCAAGGAGTTTGATAAGTTGGTTAGCCAAATCAGTCAGATGCGTTTCTCGATGCTTGATCCGGATACAGCTACGTTCCAAGGAGCTTGTGGCGTCGCCTTTCGTTTGTTGGAACCCAAACAGACAGCAAATGGCTGGGAACTTTGGGCATCGAATATCGAGCCGTGGAAAGCCGAAAAATATGAAAATGGCGCAATCTATATCCGTGAGAAATATGATAGTTACCAGAAAAAATACTATGAAGAAATGAAAGTCATCACCCAAAAAAACATTTACACCTATGCAAGATATATTGATGGTGTGACTCAAAATTTTGGTAGATTTAAATATTTAGGTGAGGTTTCTAACCCGCTTGGAACGATCAATCTTACTGAATTCAAAAATAATACGAATCGTTATTGTGATTTTGAAGTAGCCGAAGAAATTAGTGATGCCATTGATCGTGTATTATCCGATCAGCAAAATGAAATTGAGCAGTTCAAACTTGCCTATATGCTTATTACTGGTACTGATTTGAACGAGGACAAAGCTAAACATATGATGGAACAGTTGGGTATCATTAATCTGCGGGACCCTAGCGCGAAAGCGGGATATGTCACCAAAGAATTGCTGAAGGATTTCAATGAGTATCATTTGAACCTTCTGAAAAAACAATTCTATACAATTTGTAAGGCAATTGATTTTAACGATGAAGTGTTTAAGTCAAATAGTTCCGGTGAAGCGCGTAAATGGCAAATTATTAGTTTAGAAGCCAAAACCAACACAAAGGAGCAATATTTCCGGGAGGGGTTGAAAGAATGTGCGGACACGATAGCGGCATTCATGAAGTTTGCGGATAAAACAGATATTGATCCTGAGAAAATTATTTTTACATTCTCCCGTTCACTACCAACTGATTTAGGGTATCTGGCCGAGGCATTACCTAAATTGGCTCCGTATGTATCCAAACGAACGATTCAAAGTCAAATCCCATTTGTGTCAGATGTTGACTACGAAAACGAGATGATGGACGTTGAATCAAACCAAACTTATTCCGATAGTGAGTATCTTACTAAAAAAGTAGGTGGTGAGGATGAGTAAATGGTCTGTGAGGTATTGGGAAAAACGTCGACAGTTGGAAGATTTAGCCCGTCTCAAAATGGAAAATGATACAACTAAAATGCTACAAGATATTTTTCCGGAGGCACTAAAAAAGATCCAAAAGAAACTTTTATCCCAATCAGATTTGCACAAAATGACCCAAGCCGAACTTTTGGCTGATTTTAGTAAGCAGGATCAGCAGAAGTATCGGAAATATATCGACAAGAATTACAATGAGTTAATGAATTCTGATGAAAAGTATCAAGAGTTTGTTGATGAATATTTTCCGTCTTACGATTATGCAAAAGTTAATCGTCTGCTACAGATTCGTGCGGATATTTTTAGCGAGTTAGCTTCAACAATGATCAAGAAAGATGCCAATCAAAAATTTAATGATCGCTTGGATGATATTTTGAATCGGACATACAATTCAAATGTTAATGCTCTAGGTTTTTTACTCGGTGGAGAAGTTTCACCGCTGCCCAAATCTGAAATAAATTCAATCATGAATTATCCCTGGTCCGGAAAAACTTTTTCTAGTCGTCTGTGGGGTAATGTATCGAAATTAGAGCAACGCCTCTCTAGTGCCATTTCAACATCAATTGCAAGTGGCGAAGGTATCTTAGAAGCTTTAAATTCTATGCGTGGTAATTCTGAAATATCAGATATGTTTAAGCTTGAAGCTAGCAAATTTAATAATGCAATTGAAAACTTAGTGCGCACCGAGTATTCCCATTTTGCCACAGAAGGAATTAGAAAATCTGCAGCCGCTGCCGGTGTTCCCCAGTTAGTTAGTTGGTCTGCAGAAGATGAGCGGGTCTGTTCTATTTGCGGAACAGGCGGTGGCATGCATGGCAAGGTAGTCAAGGAAAACGAATCAGGACCGCCTTATCATGGGCGTTGTCGTTGTACATTAATGCCGAAGATGCCTGAATTGGATGAAGCTATTGACGCCGAATACGAAGCATTGTTTGGAAATCTATTGGATGAATTTGCAAAAAGCGATTGGGGAGTTAAGCTTTCCCATCCACGGAAAAGGTAAGGAGGAATCTTAATGAAAAAACAGAGTAGCCGTTGGCAGCCGATGACTCTATGCGAAGTTGTCGGTCTTTTTGCGTTACCCTTAAAGAAACCTCCAGACAGAAAGGAGAAAACCCATGAACGTATTTAAAGTGAGTTTCAGCCATGCGTGGGATAGATGGCATGACTTTACCTTCGTCACGTGCAGAAACAAACGCGAAGCCATTCAGAAGGCCTTGGAAGAAATCGACTTACCGGAACTAGCCAATGAAAAAATCATCATCACTGTGGCCTTGGAAAGTCGGATGGGAAAACGAAAGGTAGGGAAGTAGACAATGAAAGACTTTTGCGAAGCTGTTTTAACACTCAAAGTAAAGTCCAACGTGGCCGATGTTTATAAAAAAGCGATTGAAGCTGAAAATTCGGACACCAGTTGGCGCAGAAATACTGTCACAGATAGCAAGGGCAATATCGTATCAAATGGATTGGAACCTGTTTGGAACGGCGTGTATGCAAGCGTGACTATCAGTCCGGGAACGACTGTTTACAGCTATGGCGATGCTGTTGTTGAAGTTGAAGATGTGGAACTTACTATCCAGCTTTTATCCCACACCGCCAAGAGCTTAAAACAGGTTGTCGATTGGTATGAGCGAGTTGGCTGTACTGTGGTTAGAACAGATTATAAAGAAAATAAGTCCTAGCCGGGGTGAAGGCTGTTTAAAAGATAGGAGGGATTATTACGGAAGAGAAAGCAAAAATCAATATTCTAGGTACAGAATACACAATCTTTACCAATGTCAGCGAGCATGAAAAGCCGTTTATGAAAGACAACGATGGGGTGACAGACTTTACAACCAAAGAGATTTTCATCGCTGTTTTAGATGATGGCGACCCTATGAACATGCAAAACATGCGTGTCTACGAGGATAGAACTATTCGTCACGAAATCGTTCATGCAATTCTTTTTGAGTCTGGATTAGATCACAACACAAAATGGGCAAGGAACGAAGAAATAGTTGATTGGATTGCGATTCAAACACCTAAGCTAATTAATATTTTTGAAAAACTGGAAGTACAGTCCTAGCAATAGGGCTTTTTATTTTGTCCGCAACGACACTAAACTAGCGCAATGCTGGGCTTAATTGAATGGTGGGGCGCAAAAAAATACTACTCAAAGCAATACGGGGCGTTTAAAAACGAATCGTGGGGCGGAAGGAGAAAACAATGAAACCATTTATGCCGATGAAGTTACAATTTTTTGCTGATCCTGGCGAGGGCGGTGGAGAACAGACGCCTCAATTCACGATGGACGACTTTAAATCTTTTGCTGAATCAAATGAGGATGCACAGAAGTTTCTTCAATCGCAATCACAGTCTGCTGCTGACAAGCAGCTAGAGTCTTGGAAACAAAATAATTTAGACAAGATTAAACAGGATACCATCAAGCAATACGAGGATTCAAAGAAAAATAAATCACCGGAGCAACAGCAACTTGAAAAACTGCAAGCTGAGTTTGAAGCGGAAAAAGCTTTGCGGGTTACCAGTGACAATAAAGCGTTTGTTGCTGAACAAATCACCGGATTGAATCTTGAAGGTGAGGTAAAGGACACCGTTTCTCAGTTCATGTTGAACAATCTAGTAACCGATAATACTGATTTCACCAAACAAGCAGTAGAAGCCTTCACAGGTGTTTTGGCGAAGGTCAATGAAAATCATCAGGAGACAATTAAAAATCTTCAAATGGACAAAGCTTATGGCAATCAGCAACGATCAAAAGACAACGGTCAACAAAACGAACAGCCGAAAGATCCGAATGCTTTATTAGCCCAAATGATGCAAAATTTTAACTAAACGGAGGAATAATTATTATGAAAAAAACAACATTAAATAATCTTGAGTATTTAGATATTTCACCAGCAATTAATGCGATGCAAGTGCCAAATACACCTTTCTTGAGTTACTTGTTAGGTGCTGGTAAAACTGCACCAGCCAATTCGACAGAGATCAAATGGCGTGAGTATGATATTAATGGCGACGACTCTTCTGAACAATTAGAAGGTGGCGAATATAAAGAAGCTGAATCTGGTCGTACGTGGTTCAATAACTATGAAGAAATTTTCCGTAAGTCTACTTCTGTTTCTGGAACTTTGGATGCCATTAATGTGGACGGAGTGGGGAACGAATTAACTAATCAAGTCGCGTTGCGTGGTATGGAAATGAAAATCGATTTGAACCGCAAATTGATCACTGGTGTCAAAGCAGATGAAGTCGGAGAAATCGGTCGTAAAATGAACGGTATTTTGAATCTGATCAATGCGGCTAATAAGGTAGAGACTACTACAGCCGGCGCAGTCGTTCGTAAAGATATTGATGCAATGTTCCGCTTGATGTATGACAAAGGATTTATGGGCGAAAAGCTTTGCCTGATCTCTCCTGACATGCAAGATTTGATGACTGATGAAGTGGATAACAAATCTACTAAAATTGCTCAATTTGGTGAAACGGTGGCGTTTGGATTACAACTTGGTAAAATCGTTTCAAATTACGGAACTGGTATCGCGTTAATTGAACCTGCTTTGCCAGCCGGAACTGTTGCTGCTTTAGATACTAATTATGTTCGGTTACGTCCACTGCGCGAATGGAGAGCTGAGGAGTTAGCGAAAACTACTGATTCTCGCCGCATTGGTTTAGCCGGTGAATATTCTATCGAGTACAACGCTTCTAACTCAGGGGCTATTTTAACTTTGAAGGCTGGTGAATAATATGGTCAAAGAAGCTGCAAAAGAATATAAAACATTTAAGGTCATTGAGGGGAAAAACTTCAATGGCTTTTTACATCCTGAAACTCGAAAATTCATTACTCAAAAAAATGGTGTAATCAAAATAGATGTAAATGATACTAAAGCAATTGCAATTCTGAACTCTGCTGCTGATGTAACAGATATCACTAGCGCTTTGAAATAGGTGATAATATGACCGACGATCAAAAGGAAAAAATCATCGAAACGATAAAATATCAATTACCAGAATCCGAGGAAAGCAGGATTGAAGTTTTACTTAATCTGATTTTGATTGAAATTGATGCATCAAATTCGTGTGCTGCTGAAATTGATTGGGAAAAGCTAGGCGATATAGTATCTGAGATTTTATATCAAAAGGTTAATGGTGAAATGGATGCTGGTATTACTGCTGTCAAACGTGGTGACACCAGCATTTCTTATCAATCTACCACAGCTAGCTCTCAATCGTTAATCGCTGGTTACCATGACTTAATCAATCGTATTCTTGGATGTTCTGACGGATTGGAGTTTTTCTGATGGATGAAGCAAATATTTTAGCTGCAACCTATCTAGATACTTGCCAAATTATGCGAATGCAGGACGTTGAGGATCTAGAAACAGGATTAACCAAACAGGATTATGCTCCAACTACGGAAAAACCGATATCTTGTGCTTTGTCCCAAGGCAATATGGATGGACTTGCTGTGATCGAAAATGGGGATATGCTAAACGTCACTAAAGATGAATACAAACTTTTTGTTCGTCCTACTGTCGAAATACTGAAAGGTGACTTAATTCGAGTGACACAAGCGATTAGCCACATCGAGTTAGATTTATATGCGAACAAACCTTTTTATTATCCAAGCCATTGTGAAGTTGGATTGACAGGGCGTGAACCGAATGGGTGACACACGATTTGAAAGCAATGCGAAAGAAGTAATGAACCAATTCAAACAAATGACTAAGCTGACTGAACGTGAAGGGGTAGCATTTGTTAACGATTCTCTCAATAAAGTTTGGGAAACAATCGTGCCGATTACGCCAATAAAATCTGGTGATTTAAGGCGCGGGTATCGGGTTATGAACGCCCGAAAACTTTCAACCGGTCGAATTGTCGGTGTATTAATTAATAACGAAAAATACTTTAAGTATGTGAATGATGGTCATAGAACTAGAAACGGCGGCTTCGTCAAAGGTCGTTTCATGCTGCAACGTGCTACTAATTTAGCTAATATGACCTACATTCCTCGACGTTGGAAATCCATGGCCATTAAAGTGCTGAAGGGAGCGAAAAAATGAGATCTAAGATTGTCAGCACAATAACTAAAATCTTAAAACAGGTTTATCCCGGAGCGACTGTCTATGGAGATTCAGTTATGCAATCAAAAAAAGATTTTTATTTTGTCCTTTCAGTGGTGCACGCTGGTGCTGAAAACGTAGGTATCAATATTCAAAATAAAGCCTTTTATGTCGATATAGCTTTAGTTGACAATAAAAGCGATAAAAATTTAGTTCAAAATCTAGTCTCTCAATGTGAGGCTTTTTTTAATGTTCTCGAAATTGATGGCAATCAGATTTTTCCGGAAGATTATTTACCGGATAAGGTAGACGGCGTGCAACACATTCAATTTACAGTTGCATTTCCACAATATATAGAATGGAGTGAAATTTAATGGCGGAAAAGAAAAGTAAAACAGGAATTATCTCCGTAGAAAAACCAACATGGTTCCCATTAATGGATGAATCAACGGATTTTCCAACCTACGATAAAGCGGTGGTTATGGGAACGGCAGTAAGCGTTAAACCTTCTGCAAACTATGAAACGGCTCAAGATTTTGGTGATTCAGTCGTTCAGGATCAGTTTACTGCTTTTGGCGGAGCAGAAGTTGAGTTGGAAGCTAACGGCTATACACATAAAGTTTTGACGACAATTACAGGCGGTAAGATTTTAAAAGGTGGCGCTTTGCGTTCTGGTGAAGATATTGCTCAAGATGGCGCATTTGCTTATCGTCGAAAAAAATCAAATGGTAAATATCGCTACACCATTTTTTATAAAGGTCAATTTATCTTGGATTCTGATGAAACATCTACATTAGAAGGAAACAAAGTTACTTTTACGCACCCAACATGGAAAGGGACTTTCGTTGATGTTCCAGGCGTGGGATATATGTATTCCGTAGATGAAGATGATGAGGGTGTAGATACAACCATGATTGAAAATTGGTTTACAACACCAGCAAACCCACTTGCAGAGACAGAACCAGAAACTGGAGGAAATGAATAATGGCGTCTAAATTACAAGTACAAATTACCCTAATGCTAAAAGACGACGAAGGAAAACGTAAACCACAGCGTTTTAAATCAGCGGAATGGTTAGAAGCAGACGCCATGGATGATGCTCTTGATATCATGTCAACGCTTGAGGATGCTGAAGACAGAAAAGAAGTTAAAGCAGCTCTACAAGAGTGCTACACTTTTGTCGCAAATGTGATTTTTGAAGGTCAGTTTACTGCTGAACAGTATCGTGATGGTATCGATGCTCGCGAAATTGCACCGCTGACAGGTAAGTTCTTGCGATCGGTAACACAAGGGTATGACAACACTTATGTAGATACGAAAAAAAAGTAACAGAACTCCTCGGAAATTCAAACTTTGAACGAACGCCTAAATATCGTGAAATGAGTTTAAAGCTTCAACTGCTCGAAAATGGGTGGTCCCTTTATGAAATAGAGCGGACTGATCTTGATGAGTTGATGAAGCTTTTTGCGTTCCGTGATGCGGTCAAAGAGCGAGAAGATTTGAAATACTACGATGATTATACGATGTTTTAAGAGGAGGGGGTATTTTTGAACGAAGATGCATATCTGTTAAAAATGATCCTCGACGAGTCCGGATTTTCAGCGGGTTTGAATAAAGCAACACGAAAACTTGGCGATTTTGATGGTAATATTACCAACTCAAGCAGCAAAGGTAGCAGCAAAATGGGCAGTATATGGACATCTTTTGTCGGTAACTTTGCGGCAAGTGGTGCCATGAAAGTGGTCAGTGCAGTTACTGGTGGAATTGCCGATTTAGGCAGGGAGCTGTCAGCGGGATCTGCTACGTGGAAAACTTTCAATGGCAATATGGAAAATCTCGGTAAAGGCAGTGGGGAAATTGCTTCAGTTAAGAAAGAACTGCAAGACTTTGCCACACAGACAATTTACTCAGCATCCGACATGGCCACCACTTATAGCCAATTAGAAGCCGTTGGTATAAAGAGCTCAAATCAATTAGTGAAGGGGTTTGGTGGACTAGCCGCTGCGGCTTCTGATCCAGCACAAGCTATGACCACACTCAGCCAACAAGCGACTCAAATGGCAGCTAAGCCAATGGTTCAATGGCAAGATTTTAAGTTGATGCTTGAACAAACTCCGGCTGGTGTTGCCGCAGTAGCGAAGACTATGGGCATGTCCACGGCTGATATGGTAAAAAACGTGCAAGATGGCACCATCAAAACACAAGACTTTTTTGATGCAATCACTGAAACTGGCACGAATGACACTTTTACCAAAATGGCGACTGAATACAAAACAGTCGATCAAGCTATGGACGGGCTTAAAGAAACATTGGTAGGTAAATTACAGCCTGCTTATGACAAAGTAACCCAGAAAGCTATTGATGGTATTAATAAGCTTGTTGATGCAGTTGGCAAAATGGATATGGACGCGATCATTGGAAAAGTCGAATCAGTAATTAAAACAGTAAAAGAATTTGCACCAGCCATTTCTGGAATTGCGGGGGCACTTCTCGCATTGAAAGCGTTGAAAACAATTACTGTGATTGTTACAAGTGTCAAAAAAGCCATCACTGTAGTAAAAGGATTAAAAACCGCTTTTGGAGTGCTAAAATTTGCTGTTGCGGCAGCAGGTGGTCCAGTGACGATCATCGTTGCAGCAATTGGAGCGTTGATTGGTGTAATTGCTTATTTATGGGCTACAAATGAAGATTTTCGAGATGCCGTGATTGGTATTTGGGAGTCAATTAAAAAGACATTTGTTAATGCGTGGAAGGCAATTCAAGATGCTTGGAGCGGGGCAAAGGAATGGTTTGGCGATCTTTGGGAATCCATCAAGGAAACCGCTTCAAATGCAGTAGAAGGTGTTAGAAACGCATGGAATGGCATTAAAGAATGGTTTTTAAATCTTTGGTCAGGTGTCAAAGAAACTTCCGCAGGCGCTTGGGATGGTATCGTTGAAGGCGTAACTGGTGCAGTCGAAAAAGTAAAAAGCGTTTGGGATACCGTTACAGAAAAAGTAAGTGCGGTATTTAATCGAATCACAGAAACGTATTCCCCATTTATTGAAGCAATAAAAGAAGTTTTTACCAACCTAAAAACATTTTTTAGCGAAACTTGGACATCTATCCAAGAAATTGCGGGGGCAGCATGGGAAATAATTAAGAATGTCATTTTGGCACCAATATTGTTTGTTACGTCCTTAATCTCTGGCGGTTGGGAAGAGGCGAAAAACAACATGATCGCGGTATGGAACAACATAACCGAAGCTGCTTCTACAATCTGGGGTGCTATTAAAGATATCTTCTTTAATTATTTAACGATGATTAAAGATAACTTCCTTGCAATTTGGAACGGGATTAAAGGTACAGCAGAAAATATTTGGAGTAATCTTAAAATGTTTTTTACGAATACCTGGAATGGTATCAAAAATACTGCTTCGAATATCTGGAACAGTATCAAAATCTTTTTCTCGAATACGTGGAATAATATCAAGACAGTCGCTTCAAACACATGGACGGCAATTAAAAATGGTTTTTCAAATGCGTGGAATAACATTAAAACGACTACAGCAAATGTTTGGAACAGTATCAAGCAAACTTTTAAAAATACAGTAGATAATATTGTAAGTGGTGCTCAGAACGCTTGGGGCAATTTGAAAAAGGGCGTTTCTGATGCGATACAAAAAGTCAGAGATACTTTTGATAAATTGAAAGATATCAATTTGTTTGAAATTGGGAAAAATATCATTGATGGTTTGTTAAACGGTATTCAGGAAAAATGGAACGATTTAAAGGGGAAAATCACCGATATTGCTGGAACGATTACCAATGGTTTAAAAGGCTTACTTGACATCAATTCCCCATCAAGAATTATGCGTGATCTGATTGGTAAGAATGTTGTTCTTGGAATTGTAGATGGGATTGAACAAACAAGCCCTAAGCTTGAAAAATCAATGCAGAACCTTCCTTTTGATAGTCCTGAGTTGCCATCAATAAATCTAAAACGCACGACAGAAATTAATGAAAAAGCCGACAATTTAAAGAACAAAACGGCACCGATTGGCACCGGTAATTCTGAGGTTCATGTCCATTTAACTGTTTATGGTGAAATGCCAGATTCTGTTATTCGTCAAATGGCTAAAAAATTGAAAGTTGAATTAACAAAACAGATGCAGGGTGATGCTGATGCAGTGGGAGGAGCGATGTAATGCAATTTAAGCGAGGACAATTTGTGATCAACGGACAACATTCTGAGGAGTTTAATGTTTTTATGCGAAGTCGTCCCATTTCAACTTCTGCCCCTCGCGTAGTTGAACTGAGAGAACGTGAAGGCAATGATTCTATAGTTATTGATAAGGCGTATTACAAAAATACTACACGGAAAATTGAGTGCTATTACAAAGCGCCAACAATTGACGACGTGCAAGAATACGAGGACAGAATAACGGCTTGGCTTGATATGGGATCATATAGTGATTTTATCGCGTATTATGATCTGCAGTATATCTATCAAGTGATTGTTACAGAAGCTCCAGAATTCAAAGGGACGCGAAAAACAGGAACGATTGTCCCCTTTGAATTCACAGTGAGTTTGAGACCGTTCAAAGAAAGGCGTACTGGTAAAATAGCAGTCAATCGCAGCGGTTCATTTTCTTTAATAAACACTGAGAAGTATCCTTCGAAGCCCCTAATAAAATTATCGGGATCTGGGGATGCTTCTTTTTATATCAACGATAAAGAATTCAAACTGAAAGGACTCGATCGAGAATTGGTTATCGATTCTAAATTGGAAGAATCCTATCGATCTCTTGATGGGGTATTAGAGCATCAAGACCAGGTAACGCTGTTCTTAGATTTTCCTGAATTATTACCAGGTCAAAACGATTTTCGCTGGTCAACTAATATTAAAAGTTTCGAAATAACGCCTAGGTGGTGGAGAAAAGTATGAAGCCTCGAATTTACAAACCCGATGAAACAGATTTCTCCAGTAACGGATTGGGCGTACTCGTTGATTGTGCTCGTTGTAAAGTATCGGAAGTTTCAAATGGTAAATATGAATTGGAGTTAGATTATCCATTAGGTACTAGATTTGATGAATATTTTGAGAATGATTACCAAATTAAAATTAAATCGAACGATCAAGAAGAATATCATATTTTCTATATTGACGATAAGGCAGTAGATACCTTTATGGATTCTGTGACAATTTATGCCAAATCACGAACCTATCGACTTGGGAGACGTGTTGTTACTACTGTAGGTGTCGATTCAAAAACGGCTCAAGAAGCGATGCGCTTGATTGAAAATGGCATAGATAAAAAATCTGATATCGAATTGTATTCTGATATTACCACAGTTTCTAGTACCACCTTCGAAGCTCGGAATGTTTTGAATTGTGTCGCTGGCGAACAGGGCTCTTTGCTTCAATATTGGGGTGGCGAGATTAAGCGTGAACCATTTAAGCTATCTCTTCTAAAACGCCGTGGTCGCGATCATGTTGGAACTATTCGGTATGGTAAAGATTTAGCAGGGCTGAAAATGAAATTAGATTGGTCAGGGATGAAAACTCGAATTATTCCTTATGTGGATGCGCAGTCGGCAGATGGAACGACGAATCGTATTTATGGTACTTCAGTTGACAGTGAATTTATCAATAACTATCCTGACGTTTATACTGAACACATTCAATTTACAGAAGACCAGGGGGCAAAGGATTTGAAAAGCTTGAATAATGTTGCAAAAAATTATTTCAAGCTTTTCAATCCCGGATGCGACAAGCCTAAAATATCAATCACAATTGAGTTTGATAAACTAACCGACAGCGAAGAGGCAAAAGAGTTCGCAAAAATTAGGAACTATGGACTTTTTGATACTTTTCAAGTCTACCATCGTAAATACGATATTTATTTAGAGTCAAAAGTCAGCAGTGTTGTTTATGATTCTTTAGCTGAAAAAACAGAGTCCTTAGAAGCCGGTGATACGCAAGTTGCTTTTTATCAGCAACAAGCCAATAGTTTTCAAGAAAAATTGAAAGAGTATGCTACAAATACTTACATGAGCGGCTTTACTGATTATGTATCATCCATGATTACGGGCAATGGTCAGGCAGGCGGTCATGTGGTGCTTTGGCCAAAAGTGCAGCCTTCCAATATTTTGATTATGGATACGGATGATGTGAATACGGCGCAGCATGTCATTCGTCTGAACAAGAATGGAATTGCCTTTTCTAAATCTGGATGGAATGGACCTTTTAACAGTGCATGGACAATTGATAGTGTGTTTAACGCAAACTTTATAAAAACTGGTGTCTTAGAAGGAATTGATATCCATTCTAAGAATGAAAATTATGATATTTATCAACATAATGGAGTAATGGATTTCATTGATGAAGTGAAAAATAAAAAGATTGGTTCAGTCCAAGCAAATGCCCTACGCATTGCAAATGAGGATGGTACAGAGGCTGGATTGAATATCATTCAAAATGAACCATATCCGCTTAATTTCATAGTTCAGAGAGACAACGGTAGCAATGAACGTGTTGTGTTTATTGTTCCGTCAGGTCAAGATGGTAAACCAATTTTGAATATTATGGCTAAGACACAAATCAGAAATACCTTGTCAGTAGATGAGCTTTATGTTGCTGGCGTAAAAATTGATACAAACGGTGGCGGATCTGGCGGTGGTACTGGTGGCGATGGCAGCACTTATTCGCCAATCAACATATCATCAAATATCACCGGCAACGCAAATATCGTCGCATGGCTCAAAAAATACACAGCTGAGTACGGTATTAGCGAATACATCGGTCTAGCTTACGCCTTGATTATGGTCGAAAACGGCAGCACGGACGGCACCGACGACATCATGCAATCGTCGGAATCGGCTGGTTATCCGGGACCAGGCTACTTGACTGGTGAGGCTTCTGTTAAGCAGGGATGTAAACACCTTGCGGATGTTCTAAAATCATCATTTGCAAAAGGTGTAGATGTCTGGGGTGCTATGCAGTCTTATAATTTCGGTACGGCATACGTTGGTTGGTTAGCAGGCAAGGGTGGGAAAAACACAACTGATCTTGCAGAGCAATACTCACGTGATGTAGTCGCTCCATCACTCGGAAATACAACAGGCGCTACCTATTCGTATGTCAATGCTGTATCACAAGCGGATGGGCGCACATACTTGTATCTCAATGGTGGTAATTTCCACTATGCAGCTATGATTCGCCAATATGTCAAAGTGACAGAAGGTGGTTCGGGTGATTACTTTATGCCAATCGCCAAACCGATTACAGTAACGTCTGAATTTGGCTGGCGCACGTCACCTATCACTGGTGAGCAAGAGCTGCACAACGGTATTGATCTCGTGAATGGCAATCCAAATACGCCGATATATGCTGCTGATGCTGGGGAAGTTGTGATTGCGGGTATGTACGAGGCATGGTATGGGAATTATGTGGTAATCAAACATGCTGGTGGACTTTATACCGGATATGCTCACCAAAGCAGCCTGAAAGTTTCAGTCGGTCAAACTGTTACGAAAGGTCAGCAAATCGGAAACATGGGAACCACTGGACCGTCAACGGGGGAACATTTACATTTTCAATTTTTCACGAATGGTCCATGGCCAACAACGACTGATTTTATTAATCCACGCACGAAAATGAAATTTTAAAATGAGGTGATGAAAATTGGCAATTAAATATCCAATCACGCTATCGACGACTGAACCGAATAACGATGTCGGCTTGATCAAAATTCGACAAGCAGATGAACAAACACAAACGCTAATCGTTCAAATCACGGAAAATGGTGTGCCGAGATCATACGAAGGCTTGCAGCCGTTCTTCTGTGCAAAGCTTGGTCAATCTGCCGGACTAGGAATCATTGAGCAAAAGCTGAATGCTAGTGAATTAACCAATCCAAAAACGGGTCAGCTAGAATACACCATACGAAAAGAGGACTGGCAAACATTAGGTCAGCAAGTCGGGTATTTCAGCTTTCGAAAAATGAAAGATGATTATGAATTCATAGAGCAGTTTTCTACGAAAGATTTTTACTTTAATGTTACACGAAATGTTTTTTCTGATGGTGTGACAGAAGTTAAAAAAGATGGCTCTACCTATGTATGGACCATTGAAGATTTAAAGCGGCTTTATCAGGAATATATCGCTAGTGGAAAAACGGATTGGGAAGAATTTGTAGAGCAAAATAAAGAAATAATCGAATCAGTTGATCCAGGTGGAGTTGTGTTAAGTGAATTGATTCGTTCGAGAAAACCTGCGGATGCTGAAGCCCCTTATCCCGACTTGCCCACTAGGCTCGACCAACAAATCGGCTTAAGCTCTGAGTTCCGTCCGTTTGAAAACGATAAATCATTTGTTCTTAGGACGCACAACGAATTTTTGGAACGTGGCGCTAATCCTTATTGGTTTGGGGCAAAAGGAGATGGAACCACAGACGATTATCAAGCGTTACAAGATTGGTTGGATTTTGCTTTTGAAAATAGATTGCATAATGTTGTACTTCCTAAAGGGCGATTTGTCTTTTCGAAACCTCTGATTTTGAAAACGAGGGTTGAGAATAATGATCATTGGTGGTTTGGTCAAGGAATAAATATTCGTGGAACTCACATGCACGAATCAAGGTTAATTAAAATAGGTAATAGCACAATAGTTTCTGATAGTCCCAATATAAACGGTATCGATAGCGTTCTGATTTTGCATACACAAGAACGAGAAAATGCACTCAGCCCAGGAACTGAATCGACGGGAATTCAGCTGAGTAATTTATGGATTGAGAATCAATCGACCAATCCAGAATCGATGTTGGTTACCGGCGAAGCATGCGAGCGAATGAATATCGAACATATCAATGGGATAAACCTCGTTGGTCGAGGATTAATCTTTGACGTTTGCTATTCAAGTTCTTTTATAAATCTTGTTATCAGATGTAAGAAAAACGCTTTGAACGTTAACAGCGGGACATCAAATACCTTTGGATTTATCTATGCACCATCTTGTCAGGACCCGTACAATATCCATTGCGCGTATAGTACGCTAGACACAGTTTGTTGCGATAAAGGGACCGGAACAATTTTCAATATTGGCGGTCGGGGTATGGTTGCTAATATTGGTACAGAATCACCAAAGGCGAAGCATATTGTTCAAACAGATCTATTTGGTGTGAATATTACTTCTTTATCGATGCATAGACAGCAAGGTGATACTGGTCTAGATATTGATGACACGTATGTGATTCGGGTAAACGGTCCTACAATCATTGAGCAGTTACACATTTTAGAAACGGCTACATTGCCAAGTGGAAAAACTGGATATCTTATTGATAATACAGGGAGTTCAACTGAGAATTCAGTAAAACTGGGTATTGTAAAGTATACACGGCAAGGGTTCTCAAACGCTAATATGAAATACTCTAAATCTAAGACAACTTCACCTATTCCAAGTTCACGCATAGATCAAAATGGGCAAAGTGTTTCAATGAGAAGAAACCAATTTATGCCGTTTATTGGGACAAGAACCGCTCTTAGCGATTTGGGGATTGCAGCACCTGATAAAGCAATCTATTTTGATTCAGCCGGACCAAGAACATTAGGTGATGGCACTTCTACACAGAATGAATTAGCCTATAATGTTGGTGATTTATTGTTGGAGAATGATCCTAAAGGAAAAAATGCGTTAGGCTATGTTGTTACAGAAAAGACTGGCACTTACGTGGGAAATAATGAGTTTGCTACAATACCAATCGTTTCAGCTGGTTCTACTGCGAATAGACCAACGTCGAATTTATATGCAGGCCAACAATATTTTGATACCACGATAGGAAAGCCTATTTGGTGCAGATATCCTGCATCAAAAATTTGGGTTGATGCTTCTGGAGCAACGGTATAAGGAGGGAAAACATGGGTCAAGATATTAATCAAGCAGGAGAAATCTCAACTCAAGTAAAGAAAAGTGTTATATTCAATCGTCGAGAGTTACGAGATATTGTTATTACAGAAAATGATAACGTAACTATTCGGTATATAAACATTTCAAGTGAGGGTGAAAAGCAGGAAATGTTAGTCATACCGTTCGAAGATTACTTTAACAAAATAGAGAAATCTATCTGGGATTTGATTGACAGTGCATTAAGCGATCAAAAAGAATAGCTAGTAAAGGCAGTCGATAAACAAATCGATTGTCTTTTTATTTTGGAAAGTAGGTGGCATATGTTAAACGTTGGGGAGTTAGCAACGTGGGCGGGTTGGTTTGCGACGATTGCAGGATTGATTTTAAGCGAGAAAGAATCCGTATAATGCGGGTTCTTTCTTTTTGGAAAGTTGGTGAGTTATGGCAAACGGAAGTGGAGAGGAAAAATTGTGGCGGGAGGTACTTCAACGACTTACTAAGATTGAGAGTAACACTAAAGGATTAGACGAGCTTTCTAAAAAAGCAAATGAAGCTCATGCGATGTCCGTTACCAACAAGGAGGATATCAAGGAGCTGAAGGAAGCGCAGAAAGCTAATAAGAACTGGTTGATGGGCCTACTGGCAACAGTGATTGGCTATGTGGTTATGAATTATATTTTGAAATAGGAGAAAATGCGATGAAAAATATTAATTGGGAAGTACGTATTAAAAGCAAGACGTTTTGGCTGGCAGTGATTCCAGCGGTTGCTCTAGCAGTACAGGCAATTATGTCGGTATTTGGGTTTGAATATGATTTTGGCATTTTGGTGAATAAGCTGATTGTTGTGGTAAATACAGTATTTGCAGTTTTAGTCATCATCGGGATTGTTAATGATCCAACAACTAGCGGTGTATCAGACAGTCAGCAGGCTTTAACGTATACAGAGCCGCGAAAAGATCCTGTGGTGGACAAAGACGACCAAGAAAATAATTTAGGGGTGTAAATATGACTTACAAAGTTGAGAAACAAATCCGCCAAGGCTTGCCACAAGTTGGTGTGCTACCTTACGGACAAGTCCACGCACATAGCACTGGAAATCCGTCCTCGACTGCCCAAAATGAAGCAGACTACCACATGCGCAGACCAATCAACAGCGGCTTTTTTAGTCATGTGGTCGGAAATGGTCGAGTGATTCAAACCGCTCCCGTTAATCGTGGCGCTTATGATGTTGGTGGCGGATGGAACGCTTGGGGCTATGCACAAGTAGAGCTGATTGAAAGCCACAAAACGAAAGCGGAATTTTTGAAAGACTACAAAATTTACGTCGAGCTGTTGCGTGATTTGGCAAAAGCCGCAAAAATACCGATCAAAGTGGATAGTGGTAATGTTGGTATTTTAAGTCACGCTTACTGCACAGCTCATCAGCCGAATAATGGTAGTGATCACGTTGACCCATACCCATATCTTGCAAAATGGGGAATCAGCAAAGCACAGTTTAAAAAGGACGTAGAGAGTGGCAAGGTTGGTGGGACTGTTGTCAGTAAACCAGTAACTAAGCCTAAACCTGCTCCCGTCAAACCAACAGTAGCCCAGTTGAAGGTTGACGGACAATTTGGCAATGCGACCGCTAAACGCCTGCAACAGTATCTTAAGACGACAGCGGACGGCATCATTAGCCATCAATACAAGCAAAAATACAATCAAAATATCTATGCGGCACAGTTTGACAAGACACTGATTGGTTCGAATGTGATTGTAGCTTTACAAAAATGGCTCAAAGTGGAAGTTGATGGTTTGTTTGGAAAGGCGACAGTTATTGCTTTACAAAAACGCTTGGGAACAACTGCGGATGGTGTCATTAGTCCCGTATCAGATTGCATAAAGGAAATGCAAAGACGATTGAACAAAAATAAGTTGTAA